GCTGACCCGCTCTTCCGATCTAAGTAGTAAACACAAAAGAGAAGTTCCCTATTAATTGTCAGACAACTCTGTCGGCACTCGCTCGCCTGTCGGCTCGCTCGTTTGGCTCGCCTGTCGGCTCGCTCGATTGGCTCGCTTGTCAGCTCGGCTATTGATACATTTGTTCTATACCAACTATAACAATAATTTATTAACATTATGTTCATAATTTATCCTTTATTTGTTAACAAATCCATGATACAATAAAAGAAAAAACTAAAGGAGATATAAAGAAATGAAAAGACCTAAAGACGGATTAATAAATAGCAAGCTTACACCTTATGAAATGTTGGAACACGCACTTTTGTTGCAAGCGGTAGAAGATATTAAGACAGCTACATGGTCTAATGATATGCACAATAGTTTCAAGTGTAGCTATAAAGAAGGTAGGGAAGCAGTTCAATACGTTGTTTTAGTATTGAAACAGCACGGCTACACTGAAAAGGAAATTGGGCACATTTTCAGAGAAATTACACCACACAACTATAAATATGAAATTGTAAAAGAAGAATTAAAGAAAAGAGGTATCAAGTTATGAAACAGACAGAAATTCAAGCAAAGTATTTCACACGTTGGCATTATGATTCTATCGAAACAACGTCTAGCAAGTCAGAATATATCGCTCGTGTCGGCAAACTTGCCAACGTTGCGAACAAGCGTGCCAAAACACTAACAACAGCAATATCAAAAGGCAGAATCACAGAGGATAGAACAGCCCTTTTCAGATATCAGGACGCTGTTGACTACTTTAATAAGCATGTTGCCTATAATGCTTCTTATGTGTCAACAGGCAAGGCCGTTTATAAAGACTTTTCAATTCGTGAATTACGAGCACTTGAAAACAAGCTTTTGCAATATCTGGAAGCAAAAGCATCAACAGCAAGGGGAAGTATTGAGGTAGAAAATAAACGTGTAGCAACATTTAAAGAACGTTACGGGGTCGACATTTCTAGTCTATCTAAAAATACCCGCGATAAACTTTTTAACACAGTGCATTATTTGTCGGATAAAAAGTATGCACAGCTATCAAGTGATCAAATAGTTACAATGTTAACTGAAGCACTTAATACAAACACACGCGATGGCTTGCAAGAACTTTTTAAAGCTTCTGAAGAATTATACCCAAATTTAAAAGAGCAAGCGGAGTTTCGAGTGGCGATTATACAAAATAGTTCTCTATCATGGAAAGATAAAGCAAGAGAATTTAAAGCGGCAAACAAACTATATAAGAGCAATCGAGCAAAGCCAAAACCAAGGTCAATAAGGCAGGAGTTATAAATTATGATAGTGCAATGTTTAAATAGATCAAATAAATATGATAATATAGAGGTAAAGTCAGTGACGGACTATGAGCCGTCACACGGCTTTTCCCTTCATAAACCGTTAGGCAAAAAGAAAGACAGCCCGTATTATATTGATCAATTTGGTACATTTGACATTGAAACCACTTCACGTACTCGAATTGAAAAAGATGATCAAGGTGAAGAAGTGACAAAGCCTGTTGACGCTTTTATGTATGTTTGGTCGGCTTGCATTGATGGCGAAGAAGTACAAGGTAGATACTGGAAAGACTTTATTGATTTACTTGATAAAATACAAAAATACTATTGTACTAATGAATCACGCTATTTTGTAATTTACGTTCACAATTTGCCTTTTGAATTTTCCTTTTTGATCGGATATCTAAACGATTATAGCGAAGTGTTCGCAACAGGTAAACGTAAACCGCTTGTCTGGCGATTAAAGAAGCGTGGTATTGAACTGAGGTGTAGTTATAAGCTCACGAACATGTCACTTGATAACTTTACCAAGAAAATGGCTGGCTGTACACATATAAAAGCAAAAGGAGATTTGGATTATTCGCTTATAAGACACAACGAAAGCTATATTAGTCCTACTGAGTGGGGATATATTATCAATGATACGCTTGGACTGTGGGAAGCAATAACATACATGCTCATAAAAGATGGCGATACAATTGCAACAGTACCACTCACAAGCACATCTTATGTGAGACGTGACATGAAAAGAGCTATACGAAAAGGAACTACCACCAGACTATTAAAGAAAAAGCTAGCTTTAACCGACAAAACATACAAACTTTTAAAGGAAGCTTTTAGGGGGGGTGATACTCACGCGAACATGGTAAAGTGTGCGAAAATATATCATGACGTTTATAGTTTTGACGCAAGTAGTATGTATCCGGCTATGCTTCTTTTGATGCAGTTTCCAGTGACGGCATTTGAGAAAATGCCTGTAACTTCAAAATGTTTGAAGTATATAAAAAGTAAAAATCTTGCCTGGATAGCACAGATAAAACTTACAAACGTAAGAATTAAAGAAGATCAATACAATCCGTATCTGTCTATCAGCAAATGCCGCAACTTGCAAGGTGTTGACCCTGACAATGGTAGAGTGTGGAAAGCTGCGGAGCTAGAAACAACAGTTACAGACATAGATTTTTCAATTATTGAAGAATGCTACGATTTTGACAGCGTTGAAATTATAGAAGATACTCTATATACGGCACGGTATGGATACATTCCAGACGATGTAAGAAGTGTAATTATGGAATATTTCACAGCAAAAACAAAACTTAAAATAGCCGTGAAACATACAGCCCCAAATAGCAAAGAAAGAGAAGAAGCAGAGTACGACTTGATGAAGGCAAAAAATAAATTAAATGGTATATATGGAATGGCAGCAACAGATCCTATTCACCCTATTATGATGTATTTAGAAAACGAATGGCAAGAATTTTCGTACTCAATGTATGAAAATGATACTGCATATAAAGAAAAGGTTGATGCAAGCGGCTTTTCAATACCAGATGAAAAAAGCATTGAAGATCAAAGCGAAAAAAGCGTTTTGCCTTATGTTTGGGGTGTATATACAACAGCACATGCGAGAAAACACTTGCGCAGGATTTTAGCATGTGCGGAAAGTTCATATATTTACTGTGATACAGATAGCTGTAAAGCAACTAATTTTAATTTTAACAAATTGACGGAATTAAATAATTGGATATATGAACTTTGCGAAAAAACTAATAGTTTTGTCGACATTGACGGCAAAAAATATTATATCGGATATTTTGACTGCGAAAGCGATGTGAAATCTGAAAATAAGTATGAACCAGAATACAAAGATTTTAAAACTTTAGGTGCAAAAAAGTACTGCTATAATGCTTATAAAGAAACAAAGGATAAAACCTATTTTGGCTGTACAATATCTGGGGTCAAAAAATCAAGAGGTGTTGAAGTGATAAAAAACCTTGATAACTTTAGAGATGGGTTTAAGATTAAAAATAGTGGTGGTTTTCAAATCTGGTATAATGACAGCGATACTATCACAAAAACAAAAGTTGTTGATTATCAAGGCAAAGAAGCAATAACAGAGTATACAGGCTATAGTTGTATGATAGCACGCGATTATGAGATAGGTCTATCAGACGACCAAATCAGAAACTATACCATAGTTGATGAAATAGTTGAGTAAATAACGTTTTATTTGCAAAACTTTTGTAAATAAGTTATTATATATTTGTAAGGGAAAGAACCCTTAATAAAGAAAAGAGGATAATGAAAATGAGAATTGAAATGCAATCAAGAGAATTTGACAAGAAAGAAATGTTTAAGATGGCAAATGACAGTCATTTGTTAATGAAAAATTTACCAGACGATACCATTGTAAATGTAACTGATTATGTGCGTTACACAGCAGATGATGGAAAAGAAGTTGCTATTTTCTATCATACTAATATTGAGACAGGTGAAGTTGTAACAATAGCAACATCAAGCCCAACTGTAATTAAGACAGCGGAAAGCGCTTTCCATTTTATGGACACATACAATTTACAGTTTAAACTGACACGCTCGCAGAGCAAAGCGGGTAGAACTTATATGAACTTTGAGCTTGTTTAATTTATAATGGTAGGGTGTGGTTTGGGATGAAAAAACAAGTTGTTCGCATCAAAGGGAAGTCAAATTTGACTTCCCTATTTTAAGTTAAAAGAGGTGATAATATGAGTTTATATAAAGAAAATGGATATTTGAATTATAAATATATTTGTGATATCGGGCAACGTTATATTAATATAATAGGGGGTCGAGGTATTGGAAAATCACATTTAATCTGTGATATCTGGAATGACGGTCACTTACCTATTTTATACGTTCGTAGAACAAATGTTGCACTTGAAAATAGTTTTTCAACCATAGGCGACTTTGTTAAGCCTGACTGGTTCGGACAAGATATTCGTTTGAAATATAACGACAAAAAAGGTTATGGCAAAGCATATCTGACAGATGAGGACATGCAAAACGATAAACCTTTTATAGTAGGTGTTTCGCTGTCTACTTTTCAAAACAAAACAGGCATAGATTTTACAAGATTTTATGATGTAATTTTTGACGAGTTTATACCGCAAAAAGGCGACCGCCCTATAAAAAACGAATTCCAGGCATACAAAAATATTATGGAAGTTCTTTTCAGAAACCGCCCTGATTCAGAAACGGAAAAAATAAGAACGTGGTTTTTTGGAAATTCTAACGCTATTATGTCAAACATCATTATTGGATATCGCCTTATCCCAGATTGTTATAAAGCAGTAAAAGAAAGAACTGAAATCACACAGGTAGATAGGTGTGAAACAACGCTTATAATTCCGTTTAAGTCTCCTATTTCAGAGAAAAAGAGACAAAACGCGTTCTATAGAAATCTTCCAAAAGGCAGAGCAAAAATGGAACTTGATAACGAATTCATGGATTTGGAAGATGATAGAATAAGACACCAAAACTTAAAAGAGTATACTCATGATATGAAAACACCTTTGTTTTCCGTGTGGCTTCATAAGTCAGACTTTAAGTTTTATGTAACTAAACCTATGAGATCCCACTGTGATGATGTTTTTGATGCTTCGCCATCATCACTCGAGAGGTGGCAAACAAGCAGTAAAAAGTATCTAAAGCCAATGTTTATAAGTGGGGATATAACATTTTCAGACTATGAAACGCAGTGCGATTTTTTAGCATCGTTTGATTGCGTATCATGGTATGATATTTTATAAAGTTGTAATTGACAAACAATAATATAAATGATATATAATAAATAGGCGGTTGCACTATCCAAACGCTAGCCCGCGTGTGCAAGTCGGGGACGACAAACAGACCGCCTTTTACTGCTGTATAGCGTAGATGGTTAGCGCATGTGACTTTGAATCACAAGGCAACAGTTCGATTCTGTTTACAGCTGTCAACAAATAAAGAAAGAAGGTTAAAATATGAAAATTGATGAGATTTTAAAGCTTGTAAACGCAGGCTACAGTAAAGAAGAAATTACAGCGTTTGACGATACAACAGATCAGAAGACAGATGAGAAGAAAGATCAGAAGACAGATGAGAAGAAAGATCAGAAGACAGATGAGAAGAAAGATCAGAAGACAGATAATTCGTTTGACTATGACAAGTTTGCAGCGGCTCTTGTAAAAGCGCAACAGATTGCAAATGGCAAGACTAATTATGGCGGTACAAACGACAAGACAGATATTAGTAAATTTTTCTAAAGGGGGTATACTATGGCAAGTTTAAATTATACACAAATTTCTGCAATTCTCAACACCATGTATGAGAAATACACAGGTAGAAAAACTGGACAAAACTTAAGTTTTGGACAAATGCAGAATACTTTTAAAATGGGTCTTGATCGCGAAGACGACAACCTTTACCAGATTATTCCTACCGTTCTTGCAAAGACAATTTTTTCAATTCGTCCATATTCTAGAAAACTTTCTGGTATGGTTTGGGATACTGAAAGATTCGGAAACTACATTCGTAAGTTCACTCCGATCGTTAACGATTCCAATATCGACAATGATGAATGGAACATAAATGTTGAGCTTGCTAAACCAGAAGCAACTCAAGACTGGAAAGCTGGAACTAAACCAGTAAAGTATGATGTACTTCTTACAATTGCAAGCGGTGGTCAGAGTTTTGCAAGAAAGTATACTATTTATAAGAATCAGATTAATGCTGCGTTTGATTCAGAAGCAGGAGTAGCGTCTTACTTCTCCATGTTAATGACTGAATTTTCAAACATTTATGAGATAGATCTGGAAAATATAGCACGTGCGCAGCTCGCGAACCTTGCCCTTATCCTTGCCGATGCAGGTAGCGCAACACCGACTACAGGAAACATGTGTAAGAACTCACAAGTATTTCATGCGTTAACAAAATATAACGCTGAAACAGGTCTCGCAATGACAGCAAAAACAATCATGAACCCAGCTGACTTCAGACCGTTTATGGTTTGGCTTTCCGCAGAGATGAAAACATTAAAAGAAAACCTTGCTATTCGCGGAACACGTTTTCATGGTGATTTCACAGGAAAAGTTGTAAATAGACACACAGATGCTAGTGACTTACGCTTTTACCTTGTTTCCAAATTTGGTAACTATTTTGAAGCAAATGGATCTGAGTTTTTCCACCCAGAAAAAGCAGAGCTTGGCGACTATGAAAAAGTTACTTTTTGGACAGACCCTGAAAATCCTATGACCATCAAGGGTAGTGCGGAAGGCGTCAAAGAAGACGGTACAAGTAAGTTTACACTTACAAACAAGACGGTTGAAAACGTTCTGGGACTTATGATGGATATTGACACACTGGGAATTGTACCTGTAGATCAATGGAGTGCAACAGAACCATTAAACGCACGTTTTGGATACCGAAACGGTTGGAATCATTATACCTTTAAAACTCCAGTTGATTTTACAGAAAATGCAATTTTAATTTTACTTGATTAAACAAAGGGGCTTCAAGCCCCTTTTCTTGAAAAGGAGTACACATGGCATTTGTAGTTAAATTCGGAAAATCAGACAAAAGAGTAAATAGTACGAAAAAACCAACATTATCAGAGACTACCACATGTGTACTTAAAAGTGGTACATCGGTAGAAAAACCAACTTTTATTTTGCAGGGTGTCTCTCCTTTTGATTGGAATGTCGCCTATTGTGAAACTTTTGGAAGATATTATTTTGTAAATGATATTTCATATGTAGAATCAACATATGAAATTTCTTGTACTTGTGATTATTTGGCTAGTTACAAGGATGAAATTTTAAGTAACTCTATGTATGTAACAAGATCATCAAATGTTGCAAACTTTAACCGATACTTGATTGATAATATGTTTCCAACTACTGCACAGCCAACAATTTCACAGTCAACTGCAACTTTACCAACTTCAACAACAGGCTCAATTTTATGTTGTATTATAGGCAACGGCGAAAATTCTTTTTTGTCTTTACATCCCGCAACGTTTAAAGCAGTAACAAAATATTTATATTCACCCGATTATTTAAACGGTTTAAACACAATTCTTGAAACACCTAAAGATGTGCAAAAAGAAATAGTTCGACCGCAAGACTATTTACAAAGCGCAATATGGGTTCCGTTTAATGTTACAGACGGAACACCTACGCAAATTGTACTTGGCTATGTGTCTACAGATTACAGCGGCAGAGACGTAGGAACTGGAGAAGTATTTACACATACTGTATCTTTAGCAATACCACACCACCCTGAAAGTGAGATATACGGCTACATGTTGTATGAACCTTTTACCTACTATATTCTAACATTGCCTTTTATCGGAACAATGCGATTATCAGCTAAAGAGCTTGCAAATATTGGCGAACTAATGATAAAATATTCTGTCGATATAAACGGGGCTATTTTTGTTACTGTAAAAGCTGGAAGCGTACTTCTTTTCACAGCGACAGGAAACTGTGGCGCCCCTGTCAGTTATTCTTCACGTTCTACAAATGTAATAGGAACTGTATCAAGTGCAATCAATGCAGCTTTTTCGTTTGCAACGCATAACATTTTAGGGGGTGCTTCTGCAATTGCATCTGGCATTTCTAGTATCGCCCCAACTGTTGAAACAAGCGGCGGCAGCGGTGGCACAATGGTAGGAAGTAACGTAATAGCTTTACGTGCGATTTTTGCCAATCAACCCAATCGTGATTATGAACATTTTGGGTATCCAGTATGTAAAAAGATTAGTTTATCTGGTTTATCTGGTTTTTTACAGTGCGAAAATGCAGATGTAATGTGTTCTGCAACTGAGAACGGAAAAGAGGTTATAAATAACTTTTTGAATGGGGGTATGTTTATAGAATGAAACCGTTTGTATATAGTGGGTACTATGTGGGCGAAGGCGTATCAAGTCCGATTATTAACGAGTATGAGTCAAGACAGAATCCAAACATGATTCATATTAATAATACGTGGGATTATGCAACATACTTTCGCTACTTTTTACAACGTGCAGAAAGTCTTATCATTTTTGATGGTATGCCGTCAAACTGGGCGAAAAATTATATTTATCCGTTACTGTTTTTAAAAGGAAACTTTTGTGTTATGAATACCGCAAGATTTGGAATCATTCCACAGCATGGAAACCCTTATGGGTTCGATGTGCAGTATCAACCAACTAACTATGTTGTTGCTAACCCAGCTTTTGACGCTAGTTTTAATGGCGACTTGGTTATCGGCGAAGATTGTGAAATTGTAAAATTGACTCCTGACTGGTGCGGCATTGGAGATCTGATAAATTCATACGCGCAGAGAGTTGCCATGACTTTATCTAATCATGATGTTGCTTGTGCGCTTGCCAAATTTGGTTTTATTTTTACAGCCAAAAACAAAAGCACCGCTGAAACATTTAAAGTTGCTTTTGATGATATCATGTCGGGAAAGCTTGCAGTTGTGATAAATCAAGCACTGTATGATAAGGAAACTGGAAAGCCACTGTATGAGTACTTTAACAATGACATCGAAAAATGTTATAATGTAGTCAAATCAGCATTGGAAAGTGTTGAAAATCTCAAACATGCTTTTGATATGGAAATTGGAATCTATACTGCACCAGAGAAAAAAGAACGTATGATTACAGATGAGGTTGAAGAAACCAAAAACGCTGTGATGTCGAAGTGCGAATTATGGGTGGAAACTATTAACGAATGTTTAGAAAAAGTTAACACACATTTTAACCTTGACATTCGCGCACGTTTGCGATATCCTAACATTAGAGGGGGTGAACAACGTGAGAACTATTATTCCAATAGCGACTATGTATGACTATGATAATAATATCTTTAATGATATATATGCTAAAGGTGTTTCAAAAGAACAACTTATTGAACACTTTTTACTATCATACGGAGATTTGACGCCTGTTTATCAAGTTCCCAAATATTTAAGACGGCATGTTACAAGTGTAGCACGGTCGCTACAATGGACTATTGACCACTTGTGGGAAGTAACACAGCTTGAATACAACCCTATAGAAAACTATGATAGAATGGAAAGTTGGACTGACACTGGCGGGGGCACTTTCCAGAAGGGAAAAGTTGATACAGAAGAAACATTTAATAAAGGTACTGTAACAACAACTTTTGGAAAAGTTTCTGACAGTACACATAAGGTCGCAGCGTTCAATTCTTCAACTCCAGAGGTTGCGAACACTGATAACACAACTGATAGCGGTAGCGATTCTCAAACTTTTGGCGCTGACACATCGCATGGAAGTGTTACCAATGGGTTGGATGAATCAACAACAACTGGAAAGCATGATGGAAGAATTCACGGTAATATAGGTGTTACAACTTCCCAAAAAATGATGCAGGCTGAAATTAATCTTGTTAAAGCTTACAATTTTCTTGATGATGTGTGCAAGCTTTATGCAGATAGACTTTTGATAGGAGTGTGGTGAAATGGATATTGCAGTAGCTACTATTTGTGGTATATTTATTGGCTTATCAATAGTTATTGTCATTGAATATAATAGGTGGTAGAAAATGGAAATTATGAACGCAATTGCGCAAATTGCGCAAATGGTGGGCGTACCGTGTGTATGTTTAGGTGCTGTGATGTGGTATGTGAACGCTCTTGACGTGAGACAGCGTGAGGAAAGAAAGAGCTGGTATGAAAAGCATGACCATGAAAGTTCAAAGTGGGTTGACGCCCTGAATAACAATACAAAAGTTATTACAGAGTTGTTAACAATCGTAAAAGAAAAGGAGAATTAAGCTATGAAATATGATATTCCAGATAAGAATGTTGCCTACATTGCTAAGGCGAGAGAGCTTTACAAAAACCGTGACAAGTACGCGTACCTTTACGGCGCGAAGGGTCAAAAATGTACACCTGAGGTTTTTGATGCTTTATGGAATGCAGAACCGAATTATTTTAAAAAGTATAACGCTCAACAGAAAGCTCAAATCAAGGCATTCTGTTTAGGAAAGACAGTGATTGACTGTAGTGGGTTCATAAATCTTGTTACTGGAAAATTTATGTATTCGACTGCATACATAAACAGTTGTACAAATATAACAACTCCTGACAAGACAAAAGACGGAGATTTACTTTATACAACTTTTGGCGGTAAAGGTAGACACATAGGACTTGACATTGGTCATGGTTTTTTCATGCACTGCGGAAAAGAGCTTGAAACAATTTCTATTGGTGTGATTGATGGTTTTGGTTGGGAGAAAGGGGGTATGCTATGACGATTATATATTCAGGGCCATTTATTCGGATATTTTTTGAAGCAAATGAACTATCAGAAGGGCATACAAAAGTTCAGTTAGCAGACGGGTACACATACGAAAGAATTTTTATTAATGACGTAGAAAACATTAGTGAATTAACGCCATATATGAAGCTTTGTACATGCCGGTCTATTACATTTCCAGTAGTTAATAGTAAATCCCCATCGATACTACCATTATTTATACAAGATATTTCAAAACCGGCAGAAATTAGATTAACCATCGAAAAATTTGGACAAATACCAGATCCGCAGTATTTTTTTAACGCATTTGAGCCAATTTTAGTTACAGGTGATGACGGCAACGAATACAAAGTGATACCATCTGACCAATTTAAGTAAAGGGGTGATTGCATGGCATTTTCAAATTTTCCGTATACAGATTTTCATAATTTAAACCTTGATTGGTTATTGGGAACTGTGAAGGATCTTGATACAAAATGGGATAATTACTATACCCAGTGGAACAAATGGCAAACAGACGTTCAAAATTATATTGATAATTTGGACTATATGCAGGCGATTGACGATTATCTTGATACTTTAAAGGAAAGCGGCGAATTGTCTGATATTATCGACACATTGTTGACAGACTATGGAATCATTACAATTGGCGATTCATACGGTGAAGGGTATACACCCGATGGCATGTTGAAACCATGGTGTGATATCTTACATGAAAAGTACTTTAGTGATGCTAGCTTTTATGTTAATAAAAGTTTAGGTGGTAGTGGATTCGGCGCAAATACTCACTTTTCTGCTTTGCTATCAGAAGCAATAGCGGGTCTTTCTGATAAGCAAAAGAAACAGGTGAAATATGTTGTTGTTGCTGGCGGTTGGAATGACCAATTTGTTGATGCTTCGCTTATCAATTCAGGTATTAAAGATACAATTGATTTAATGGCGCAGCTACCAAACGCAACACTTTACATAGGATGGATCGCGACGCCTATAATCGATTTTACTACTAGAGAAAAAGTAAAAGCATACAATGAAATTAAATGCTTATATGAAACCTATTGGGGAAAGTTTAAGTTTTTAAGCGGGGCTGACAGTGCGTTAAGATGGGTGGGAGTTCTTGCCAGCGATAAGATTCACCCCAATGCAACTGGACAAGCTTCAATTGCAGATATGATATATAAGGCAATGGGTGGATATGCGTCATGGAACAGAACAGGCGAATTTGCACTTGACGGCGTTGATTGCACACTGAATGATTATAAGATGAATGTTGTGTTGACTAATACCAACGCACATTGTAGCTTTAGACATGTGGCTAGCTTTCTTGATTTGGCTTTTACACCTACAAAGACTTTTACAAATGCCGCTACCAAGGTTATGAACCATAATTTAAGTTTTGTGAATGATCAAAGCATCTGTAGCTGCAACGCTGTTATTCATGACGCTAACGGATATCATCAAAGCATGGCGATTCTTACTATTAATCCGGTTGATGCAACACAAGTAGATAGTGGTAGCATTTACTTACAATTAGTTGATATTAGCGGAAGCGGATATAGTACTTATAGTAATGTTGATGAGATACAGTTGTATGGTGTAGAATTTAATATTGCATTGAATTAAAAAGAGGGGTTCAAGCCCCTCTTTTGTTATTTTCTTTTTACAATCCCTCTTACAAGAAAATCAAGTGATACTTTTGCAATTTCCAGATCCTTAATATCTGAAGAAGTTTTCGCGTTTACTGCCTGTACTGCTAAATAAGCGTACATCTTTTTAATATCAATGTGCCACTTGCCGATAGAATCTTCAGCGGCTCTACAATCTCTGATAAGTTTTAATTTCTTTTGTGCTGTCAAATTATCCATATTCTTACCTCACTTTTCAACCCAATATTGAATTGTCATATACTTTGTAGATGGCTTGCCATTATAGTAGCAAGGAACTACACGCACGTAACCTTTTCCATATTTTCCATTGTAAGGGTGAATGGTTGTAAGATTAACGTTCATATATCCGCGGACATCTGCAAACGTTACATATTTAAGATTACGGGTAGATAAGTACTCGCCTGTTGTCCAGCTATCCGCTACCATAATTGCTTTACCGATTGACTTTCTGTTTTCGATTCCGTATAAATTCATAGTTTTCCTTCTTTCTCTCCGTGTAGCCGTTAAGTCAGCTATAATATTAATATCTAATTGTTAAATGGTCATATCTTCTCGATTTATGGTATCCTGTTGATACTTCATTAGCTGAAGTCCATAAACTGCATTCAACATTACACATTGATACTTTTCTAGTTACATATCTAATATAATCCGATGTAACTTTATTCTCATATACCAAATCAGCGCTTCTGCTGTACATTTTAGCAAGTCGTTTTTCGTATGAACGACCCGATTTACAATTATGCAAATCCTTTAGCAACTCTTTAATTTCTCCATATAAGGATAAATATAACTGTCGCTTTTCGTCAAGCATATCAAAATCAATGTTGGCAAGTGTAGCAAGGCTAACGTTATGCCATTCTGGGTTGCTGATTGCTTTTAAGTGTTTATGCACTTGCTCACAATCATGAATAAAATTCTTATGCGCCTTAATGCACGCTTCTGATTTATAGTTATAATCACAATGTACATAAGGTGAAACAACACAGCATGTGTTTTGATTCGGACAATAATTGATATCTTCAATTTTTGCAATTATTGTCTTATTTGGCTGTACACTATCTGTATCAACATATTGCTCTTTTCCAAAACGTGCATTTAAAGCTTGCTTTACTTCCATAATGTCTTTTACTGTTTCTTCTGGTTCTTCTGTTTCTTCTGATTTCTCAAGTAATACATCATGTAAGAATTCAACACATGCTGTAGTAATGCTATCTTTTAGTTCTTTCTGCGTTTTAAAATTATCTAAAAGATAAACCGCTACAAGTTCTCTATTTTCGCCGTCAAGGTAATAAACATATAAAGTATCTTCATTAATAAGAATGTTTTTAAAAGTTAACCATTGATTTTCAAGTCCAAACGTTGTTTTATACATATCCTCGATATCTGAAATTGATACGTATGACTTGCACTCCAAGACACCATTACCTTTATCAATAGTGTCATCATGGTCTTTTCCATATGTTACATACTCCAAAAATTTAAAATAATTATTTGACTTTCTCATATTTGTTATCTCCTTTTCTTTATTTCTGATTATATATTACTGTATTACTGTTAACACTGTATGTCATAATTGTAAATAAATTGTTAACATTATATGTTTTAATTTATAAACGCTCTTATGGTTCATACGTTCGATTTATATTGTTATTTTTGAATTGTCTGACAACTTGTGGGGAACTTGCACATTGTATATTATATTTAAAGAGTATCTCAAAAATAACAATAT